GTTGTAGTCCAGCATGTAAACCTGATACGCCGACAGCGCAGCGTCGTATTCAATGCTGAAAGCGCAGTTGTAGTAGATGCCACCGCTACCGAAGTCGGTCTCGGTGTCGGGGATAATCCACATTGACGCTGAGAAGTTGCCCACGCCCTGCACAGCGCCCGACGCGGTTGTTGCTGCGTAGTTGCCTGTCCCCTGCACCGAGGAGTTGACAAGACCGACGGCAAGTTGATCACCGCTAGAAGCAGCTGTGGTTGTCGAGAAGTTAAACGGGACAGAACCCAAGTCGGTTAGGACACCGCCGGCGACGAAGGGTGTGATTGGTTCGTCGCATGGCCAGTAGTGACGTGGCGCGGTGCTGAGGATGTAGGGACGGCTCCAGTCGGCTGGCTGAGCGTCGGAAGCGAGAAGCCCCATGGCGTCGAAACAGGACAGGGTGACTGTTGAGTCCTGACCGGCGTCGCTCCACACGGGTGGCCATCCAGCAACAAAGCCACGAAACACTCGATAGGTCACACTGTTGTAAACCGCTGAGATTTGGATTTGGCGACGCGGTAACAGTTTGCCGTAGTACGGGCCTGACGTGTAAAAGGGATCGAAGCGTCGAGTTCGGTTGTTCAGTGTGACAGTCGCTGCGCCGTAGAAAGTGCCCCAGTCGTCAGAGCGTCCGCGGTCAACGTCCATGCTGTAAACGTACGGGGTGACGTCAGTCCACGTTGGAAATTGGACGTAAGGTCCGTCGTCAAAAGCAATCTCTACTGTGGCAATTGGGTATGGCATTAGGACGCCCTACGACCGTAAGCGTCAAGGACATTGCTTACGGACTTGCCAATAGCGACAGGGTCACCGACGCCAGTGTTGACGTTTACAGTGACGCCTCGGTTGGCGTTAGTAGCAATGGCTGGTGCAGTCATAGCGGGTCCTTGATTTGCCATTTCGGCAGCGCGGAAAGCAGCTGCAGACGTGCCGCCGTATGCCTCTGAAATGCGACCCAAGGTTACGGATCCGAGAGAGGGGATGTCCTTGCCGGGCTTGACAAGGTTGATGCCCTTGATGACAAGGTTGATGGCTTTGATCCATGCGTTGACCATGAACTCGAAGTAGCCGATAATGCCGTTGACGACAGTGTTGACAACTTTGCGGAACCCTTCAAACTTTTTGTAGGCAACTGCGAGGCCAACGACGAGCAGTGCAATACCTGCGGCGATGAGCGAAAACGGGTTGAGGGCCATGGCGATGTTTACAGCGGTGATGGCTAATGCCACAGCGCCAATGGCAACTGCGATTGCTGTGAAGGCCTCGGGATTTTTAGATGCCCAGTCTGCAAACTTCTGGAGGATTGGAAGAGCCTGCTCGATAATCGGCAACAAGGCTTCGCCGATGGATTCTTTGGTTTCATCTAGCGAAACCTTTAAACGCTTGAACTTGCCCTGAGTAGTTTCTGCAGCAGCTGCAGCCTCGCCCCCAAACTTCTCGTTAAGTTTCTTCATGACTTGTTCAAGGGTTGCGCCCTCTTTGATCATGCCCCTCAACTCTGGAGCGATTAAGCCGATTGCCTTGTAGTTGCCTCCATAGGCTTTCTCAAGCGCTTTGGTGACAGTCCCTAAACTGACGCCCTTGGCGGCGGCAATGTCCATAGCAAGGCTTGTGGCCTTCTGTGCTTTACCGATTGAGCCGGTTACGCGAGCGAGTCCCGCTAGTGCTGGACGCAACTCATCGTCAGTGACGCCCAGCAATTTGCCCTGAGTGCTAATCCATTCCTCGTTAGCTGCTATCTGTGCGTCAGTCGCTTTAGTCGAACGTTGCAACTGGCGAGCCAGTGCTTGCTGTGCTGCTTGATCACCGAGCGCTGCTTTGGTTGCGTCAAAGAGTCCAGCTGTGAGACCGGCGATTGCTGCGGTTGCTGGAATGGCCGCTTTACGCAATGCAAACTGGGCCTTCTGGCCGACTGTCTCAAGTTGCTTGAACTGCTTGATTGCTTGCTTGATGCCCTTTGAGTTGAACTCGGTGACGATTGGGATACGAATAGCCATTAGATGTCTTTCTGCACTCGGCGCATAACTTCGCGGATGAGAGCTTCAACACGACGCTCGACTTCTGCTTGGTGAGACAAGTAAGCCTTCCACAAGAAACGACCGGGTGAGCCATAACGGCGTGTCAAGTCGTCAACCATTTGTCGACCCTTAGCAGTGGGAACTGGACCACGGCCTGACATCTCAGTGACAAGCGCAGATGATGACGTCCAGCGAATACCAAACACAGCAAGATCAGACGTGTATGCACCGTATTGGCGGGGCCGTTTACCAGAGACGAAAGCTTTCATTGATCGATCAGACTTGGCGTCATCCCATGGAAACACGTCGCCACGGTTGCCCGGATTCCAACGGTGCTTCATGCCTGACAGCGGCGGGTTATCCGGCGTAAGTTGTCGCGCCTCAGTAATGACCGTCTCAACAATGCCTGCGTAATCCTTCGTCACTTGGCGACGCGCAACCTTGTCAATCTTGTTCAGTTCTCTAAGAGCTTCTTTAGCACCAACAACGCTGAGGTCTGTGTTTACTGTTCTACTTGCCACGGCGTTGCTCCTTGTTTTTTTTATCAAGCACGTCCGCGACGGTGTGCAGCTCTTGTGTGTCGAATGGAATGTTAGGAGGCCAGAAACCAGTCTCGACGACTAACTCGCAGAGACTGCGGAGGTAACTGCCCCTTGCGTAGGGTTTGTCGGTTCGTCCTCCACGACGTCAACCGAGACCAAGCCTTTGATGTAATCATCAAAAGCCACCGGCACTGTAAAGCCCTCTTGCTTGGCACCCTCAAAAGCGAGGAAAGCAAGGTGCTCCATTGCGACGCCAGAGGCAAGGTCAGATGCGCGGATCTTGAACTTGCGCTCTAGCGCCACAATCGAGAAAAGGTTCGTAGTGACTTGGTACTTGACGCCGTCTTTCTCTTCTACCTGCAGTGTGATTTTCATTGTGTTTCTCCTCTTTGGTTGGGACGTCTTAGACGATGACCTCGGTGTAAACACCCCCGGTGAAGGTGATGTCAATTTGCGACATCTCTCCGACCGCGCCCGTGAGCACTGGGAGTGTCTCAAGGTATGCGCCCGTGAGGGTGAGGACTGGGTTGGTTGCAGACGTTGCAGCTGACGTTGGCTTAAGCGTGACCGTGGTGCGCGTACCGACGAGGGCCTTGAGTGTTGCGTAAACCTCAGATGCTGCGTAGGTCATGAACAACGTCATTGTGCACTCATTGTTAGCGAGACCTGACGAATACTCGCGGGAGCTCTGGCCGAAACTAGTTGTGTCGATTGACTCCTGTACGCGGTTCATTGTTGCCGATGTGCAAAACCCTGTGAGCGCCACAGAATTAACCGTGACAACTGGGTTGGTCAAATAGGTTGATGTTGCCATGATTAGTCCTCTGACTTTTCTTTAGTTGGTTTTTCTTGCTTGATGAAGCCACCCTCAAGGAGTGCCTCCACGTTAATCCCCTCAGCGGGGACGTACTGATCGCCGGGGGTACCGACAAGTTCTGAGACGATGATTAGTTTCACGATGCTCCTGTTTGTGCTTGCATTGCAATTGTGAGGTCGTACGTACCGTAGTCCTGACCGCCGACGTTAAGTGTTGATGGCCGTCCGTCAAGGACTGCCACATTCTTTGTGAGCAACCCAGCTGCAATGCTGAGCAGAACACGAAGACCGTTGAGATCCACAGGACCCGAGCCGATGACGCGGACTGGGAATGTCACGCTGACGATGTTGTAGTTGCCAGCCGCAAAAGATGGAGCCTCAATAAACGCGCACGGTGGGTTGATGGCTTTCGGATCTGTGACGACGCGTAAACCTGTGATGGTGTTCAGCGTTGTTGAGAGGTCGTCCAGCGCCTCGTTGAATAGATCCGTGTACGCCATTACGCAACCTGCGGACGGTTGATGCCGAGCAGCTGCATGACCATTGGGGTGACACCGGTGGACGGTGGTGCGCCCATTCCGTCAAAGGTGGCAATCGAATTGAATGCGCCCTTTTGCCTGTAGTACGCAGCGCCAATCATGATGGTCCCCAGCTTGACGTCACCAGATGGAACAGTGGTGAGACTGTCCTGCAGGTAGCCCGCCTCGTAACGTCGGCGATAGGCAAATGCATTACAAGCTGCAGCGCACTGCGTCAAGAACGCGGCCTCTTCTGCGGACGCTGTGCCAATCCCGACATAGTCCTCGATGTCAGTAGCCGTCACCCAAGTGCAGGTCAGCGTCCATGTGCAGGTGCCTGTCGGCAATGCAGCGCTGAAGTCAAGGTCAGCGCCGACGCTGCGGAAAAGCAACTGGTTAGGACGGGGAACACTTGAGTTGAAATGCAGCTCACCGGTGTCAGATAGGACTCCCGTGTATTCGTACTGGGGGCAGTCGAGCACCACTTGTGTGCCGTTGAGACTGTGGCCTAAACCAGCCAGAGTGATGCTCTGACCGACTTCAATGTCAGTTCCCGTCAGGGTCTGGACGACTGCGTAATCGTCCAGACGCTGATGAGAGATAACTGTAAACACCGCCATGGCGGCACCGCCTTTCGGGTTTAGGCGATTGCGATGGACTTGACCTGATCGCCGTCAGCGATGAAGGTCGAGACGTATCCGTAGTAGGAGAAGGTGCGGCCCAATGTGCTCGGTACTTCTACCGACATGATTCCGCGAATCTGCTCATAGAACTCAATAGCAGCACCACGAGCTACGACCATGGTGTTGTCGGCAAATGCGCGGTCCACGACCAAGTTCAAGCCCAGTGGGTTAAAGGTGTTCATCATGGTCACGTTTGCGCTGCCCATTCCGTTTACACCCATGAGACCAGCTGCGCCGGTGTATGGGAAAATTGGACGCTTGTCGACGTCAAGCTGACTTCCCAATTTCTTCCATACGTCTGGGCTGACGAAGATGTGGTCAGGCAAGAAGTTGGTTGCTGCGAGGATGTCTGTTGCTGCGTCGTACAACGCTGCGATGAGCGATGTTGGGTCGTTTGCTGTGACTGTCCATGTGGATCCTGATGCGGTGTCGCCCGCAAGGATTCCTGCACAAGCAACTGCGTCCGACTGCAACATGTACTGACCAGCGAGGTCGCGCAAGATGATTTCCATTGCGGCTGGCGAAGTGAAGTCAATGTCCTGCACGGAGAGTGTGACCTGTCCAGCGAGAGTCGTCTTTGTGACGACGTTGCTTGCGATAACTGGTGTCGTTGCGGAAACTCCACCAAGTTCAGAACCTTGTGATCCTACTGATGGGTGTGTGGTCCAAGTCGGGCGAATGAAGGTCTTGGACGTTCCGCCGTCTGGCATAGCCCTTGCGCCCACAGCCGAGACGACTGGTCTGATGTAGTTCAGGTCCGTAAACACAGGACCGAGCACGTTGACATTCAAGAGGCCCGGCGTGTCAGTGGTAGTTGAATCGCCAGCGGCGGCCTGCAATGCGGTCTGACGTGACTTTGCTACTTCAGTGGCTGCAGCGTTTACGCGCTGCCATACTTCGCCACCGATGTGGTAAGCAGCCATGAACTCGCCAGCAGATGGCATGCCGAAATTGCGCTTGGCTTGTGCGGGGATTGGTGCGGTTGGTGTCGCAGCTTCAATTGCTGCTTCTGGCTGTACTGAGTCCACGGGTTCTGTCTCCTCGACTTGTTCTGGTGTGGGTTCTGTGTCGGGTTCTGTTTCCGCTGACGCGGCCACTTGCGTGATGGTAGCACCTTCAAAGGCTGCTATGGGCACTAATGACAATTCCATCCAATCGGCCTTGGTGACAATCATGCGGCCCATGTCGTCGTATGAAAACTCACGGGGGTTTACACCGACGGAAACTTCCATAACGCCATCGGCTGCGAGAACAAGTGCGTCGTCTCCAGCTGAGGTGCGTGAGATGTACATGCTGGCGAGCATGGCCTCATCGGTGGACACTCGCTCTGACACGATGCCGACTGGCTGTGACGAGTCGTGGTACATGAAAACACGAGGGGCCTTGCCATCTACGGGAAGTGAGCCTTCCTTGAACATAACCTCGGTGCCGTCGCTGACGGTTGCGAAAGTATTCCATGGGACAGCAATCGCATCAATGCGACGCTCCCCTGTTGGCTCGCCGGCAGCGGCGCTGACGGTGACTGTGTCTGATGTGAAACGGATCATGCGATTTGCTCCTGTGTGTTTTCTTCTGGTACTCGGTCGTCTTCTTGAGCCATTGAGGACTCCTCAAACTCTCCCACAAAGTCGTCGACGTCAAACTCGACATAGGTGCCTCTTGGAAGAATTGAGTCGGAACTTAATGTGGACGCGATGCACTCTGCGTAAACCTTGGTTCCGAATGTAAACAAGTCAATTCTGGACTCACGAGAAGACGTGTATGCGTAGGCGCCAGTGCTCACACCAAGAAGGTACGGGGGCACATTGCACAGACGCGCAATGTCAAGGGCGCTGTAGTTAGCTGACTCAATGAGCAACATCTTGTCGGGGGTTGCCGATGTTGGCTCGTAGGTTAGGAACTCGTTAAGCGCTGCGGTCTGATTGGTTGCTCGAGCAGCGTTGAACGCAGCTGCAAGATCAGCAAGTTCTTGGGAACTTAGTGGCTCGCCTCCGGTCTGGCGAAGGATGCCCGACGGGATCGCCGAGGCCGCATTGCGGTAGCGACTGTCTTCAATTTTTAGGGCTGTGGCGATGGTCTGCTCGCCTTGGTAGATGATGCCTTGCACAGGGCTGATGAACTGGACAAGGTCCTTGGGGTCAATCATTGATCCGTTGAAGTACACTTCGTTAGAGGGAGCAAACCACACTGGTCCGACTTGGTCGGATGTGGTGATACTTCCGGACGGTAACCGTGTAAACGATGCGGGGTATCCGTCTTGTGTGCGGCTTGTGACGTACCAAAAAGCACGGCCAAAGAAGAACAGGTCGTCAAGTGTCCATGCCATGAGGGTCTCGTATGGGATGGCTGGATCTGGGCGACGTAACCACGAGCGTGGCGCAAGGTCTGTTTCTTCCATCTCGCGGGCCTGCTCGTTCCACGACTCGCGGTACATTTTTAGTCGCATGGCGCTGATGACGGTGGCGTGAAGATCACGAGCGCGGGAAACCGCTGCAACCTGCATTGCGCGATTACGCGCCTCACCTTCTTGGTAGGTGTAGTACTGGCCAATCATGTTGGGGCCAGTGCTGTTGTACGAGTAGCCACCTGCAGCAGCTGCCTTCTGTACAGGCGCTGGACTGATCTGTGCTTTCGTTTCACCCCTAGTGAAGAAACCCATGATGACCTTTCGAGAGGGTAACCACCGCACCCGACGCGCGGCGGTCACTTGTTGAGAGCATACGCTACTAAGAGACCACGAGCATGGGCTTCTGGCGGTTAGTCGGTTTACTCACCAGCGAGATTGCAAACACGGCAACACGTGCCAACTCGATTGGACCCGGACTTTTCTGTGATGACAGGACTGCACCTTGGGCGGTCTTGACCATGACGGCGCGCCCGAGATGCTCGGCCAGTGCAGTGGACCCAGTGTGTGCAACCTTGTCCTCGAGAATCATCTTCTGCACGAGAGTGGTGTAGCGCAGCAGCTCGCCATAGCCGACAACGCTGTACCGGCGAGAGTATTGCGTCGGCATGTGAATCTCGAGCGTCGGTGTAATCGCAAGGGTTGTCGACTTGTCCTGCATGACGCGCTCAATCTGTCGCCACATTTCGTCCTCGGTGTCAACGACAAACTCAACATGCACAATTGTCTTGTGGTCCATCTGCACGGCGCGGACCCCGACGTAGCGAGCCTCCGAGATAGAGCTGTCAACGGCGAGCACTCCGCCCGCTGGCATCTCAAGATTGGTGTGGCATTTGCTCCAGTCGCCAATGTCCCACGCGCCACGGCTTGAGACCCACTGGTTGAGGTGAGCACGTTGGAAGTAATCCTTCTTAGACGCTGCACGTAGAGCCTTCATCGTAATCGTGGTGCCTAGCGCTGGGTTAGCCCAGCGGTAGTACTGCTCCCCTTGGCACTCGGGGGGCATGCTCCACTCTGCGAAGTACAGCCCGTTATTGACGCCAGCGTCGATGTCGCGCAAACCCTGCTCACGGATCTGCTGCATGAAAAGACTGTCGGCATCTCCAGCCGTCGACCACATAGACAGCAACGGGGATTTTCTTGCAATCATGGTGGGCCTAATCGCGGTGTCCATAACCTCGCCGGCGATGTCGAAGATTTCGTCTGCGACTACGAGGTCGTAGGAGCCACCGTGAAGTCGGGTTGATGCAGCTCTGACTTCCCACTTAGATCCGTCTGGCATTGTGACTGACTTGCGCCCGAGGGCTTGCATCTGCTTAGCGCCAAAGTACTCAACCAAGATCGGGGCGACTGTCTGGTGGATTGCCTCGGCGCGGTCCAGCATGTTTGCCGTTGACAGCACGTTGACCCGACGGCCCCAAGGATGAGTTAAGAACCAGCCAATCAATGCCGACAGAGCAAGTGACTTCCCGTTTTGTCGGGCCGTGCTAACCAACGCTTCTCGATGCACAAAGTCGCCGGCATCGTCAACTTCAAGCTGGCCGTTGAGCGCGTGAATCTGCCAAGGCATGAGTTCGGTCTGCATGAACTTGGAGGC